TCAATAAATTTATAAGGTTAGTTCAGGCTCCACTATCCTCTAGTTTCACATCAGATGCCACTTTAACAAGTGTCGTCAGAGTAGACTCAAAAGGATCGTATACCGGAGAGGTTGAGTCCTCAATGGTATTAACACCTGGAAAACCATATAAAGGTGAGAAATAGATTCGAGATCTTACAGATACCCTAAATCAGGAGGATGTCACAATAATATGCAATGCATATATTAGAACCACCCACCTGATCGTGTACCATAAGTCTCGTGTTAGCAATAAGTTCATTATAGTAAAATATAATAGTTCGCTTAAGAAACCATAAGTATTATAGTATAATAATCCACGGAGTGTATAAAAACGCAACATGGACCCGAACTTTGATATCACCTTTAGTGTAGCTTTTAAACTAGCACACACTGCAATCAGTCAAGGTAGACCAAACACAGTGAATGGTGTGATCAGATTATGTAAGGTAGGAATACGAGAGCTTTCTCCACTTATATCAACAACAAATGTTAGTGGTAGCAGGGAAACCTGAACTACCCAGATTTTGAGATCATGGAACGCCTTAGATAACTGAGAAACTGCATGGATACGGTCTTGACCACGTGTTTTGATAGTTTCAAGTAGACTTTTCGAAACATTGGCCAGATTACAACGTGGATCAGATTTGTAAAATCAATGGTAAACACCACGGACAAACATTCTCTGAAACATATTGTAAACACCGCGACCACGAAGGTAATTAGTTATTTTAGGATCCAATCATCATAATCCACTCTTTGGTGATAAAGCTAATAGTACACGCAATTTTACCTTAGTAGAAATATCAATTCTTTCTGATTTCTGTTGGTCAGTTAATTTCGAGAAGCGAAGGACTTTACCTTTTCTTCCTGAGTTAAAATAAACAGCAGATATCATACGGAAGAGAGATTCCCACGAGAGTAAAGGGATTTGGTAGGAACCAGCCTCAGTTCTTTTATAAACCTTAGGTGAAATGGTCTTAACCGGAAACTTCATGATAGGTATTACAACCTTAGTAAGACGTCCCATAAAGGGAGCGCTTTCTATTGGTTTATAATCTCTAGGCATGTTGGGATCAGGTCGACCAGGTTCGAACTGCATAGCAACAAGTTGATCGGAAACCACTCTATTTTGGATAGCCTCTTGAGGTACCCAAGATTGACGTGCCGCTACATAACTCCTTGCCATGCGTCTTGTTCAATCCACATCAGCATCAGCGGAAACACTTTTAGGAGGTGTTATCTTGTTGTTGAGGAAAAGTGGGAACCGTTTCACTAATAATTCATAGAGGACAGTCGGAAGGAACTCAACAAACCTCATTGCGAGCATTATATTTTTAGCACCAAGAGGGCTAATATTAATATTATTGATTAAGTAGAGTTGTTTAGCAAACTCAAGTACAGTCCCGTCAAATCCTTTAATGGGATTAATCTCCATACCTAAATAGGAGAAAATCTCACGATAGAATTTGGCAACCTTATCATGCGCCATGGCACCGTCATCCCCGAGGACCATATAAATGACCTTCGATGGATGGCACCCGGCACGGCTTGCAGCAATATGGACAATAACATGATGAGTTAATGCCAGCATCGCAAAAGAAGAATAAGCACCCATAGGTTGACCGACTTCATATGAAATCAGTTTACCCTCTAAGTACCAATCCCTGGACAGGATTTCCATTCATTCCTGGCCACCGTAGCCTAGTGTATCGAGAATCTGTGCCTGAAGGCGAACGGGAAGGCGATCGGTCGCTGCTGAAAGATCCATACTTTGACACCTCTTTCCTTTTAAACCTTTCAATGATGCTACTCCAAGTCTCTTCAGGAAAACCTGAATGACTTTTTGTTGATCGTTCGTTCCATCTGTTTGCAATGCATCCAGGTGGCGATAGACAGCATCATGGAGGGGTTTGAAAAGTACTTGTGTTCATCAGTCTGTGATCCCAATCAAACGACGTTTTCCCCTTGCTTCCTTCAAGACCGCTATGCGGCCAAGAAGGGGTATAGCATCTCACCAGATAACTATAGGTAACAAGGGTATCAAGACTATAGAGCTCAGAACGAAAACAGTTAGGAGCTGGTAATATCCACGTGATCAACACATTTTACAATATGACCAGTACTTTTTCGGACGAGCCATCCAACCCAAAAGATCAAAACCAATACCAAGTGTTGCTAGAGGAGAGTTAGGACCTGCCTTAACCGAAAATAGTAATAACGAGGGTTTTCCGACAGATAGACCTCTTCCGAGACCTAGAGTCGACAAAGCCATTGTCACTTCGTGTTGAGGTAAAGTTTGACCACGACCGGTAAAACTACCGGTAATAGTTGATACTTTAACCTCAGATCATTTGGGGGATGTGGCTCTGAAGAAACTAAGCATGGTTATTATTAGTTTAAATTGAAGCAAGGTTACTCTCGGTAATGAACCGTTAGTAACACCAATTCGAGTTGCCACACATATATTCTTCACTTTAGTGGGAAGAATACATGGGAGACCACACCAAATGGTACCTTTCTTCTTATGTCTTGCTACATAAGTCTCAGTACTATATGTGGTTTTGTTATGCGGATCAACAAAACACACAACTAATCTAAGAACCTCAGATCAATACTTGATAGTAAAAGTAATACCACTCTTTTCTCACATCTTTACAATACTTGGCACTATAGAAAACAAAAGTCTTCATTGTCCTTTTGGGACAATAAACTTATTGTCAAATAGTAAACTAATGAATCTAGCATACCTCCACAAATCATTCTTAGATAATCATTTCACAAACGGTACATTGTCTGGGCGTAGATCAATTTTGGTCCACCCCATACTAATTAACGTAAACTGGAATATTACCAAAGAAACGATAAGTGGGAATACGTAGGATCCATTAGTAGCCATTATGGTAAACATATTAAAAATTGTGTTTGTTACTTCAGAATTAAGGTATTTAAGACAAAGGCACATGTATAGATACAGATTGGAATGACCAAATCATGTATGCATAACCAGATAAATAAATAGGTAATTCCACGGTTTCCAACTCCCCAAGTAGTATACTTACTCTAGTCCCAAGACCATGTGGTCTTTTCACCGCATGGAACCCAGTATGTAATCAGTTTTTAAGACTTCATAATCCCTTATGGTTGATTTAAGTGTACGGCAAAGTGCCGGAATCTCCTAATCAATTAGCAGGGCCCTACACACCCTTTGGTGTGTAGTCAGATCTATGTTGCAGAGGGATCGAAAATCCCTCTCTTCTCTGTATCTTATTATTCAGTTACAATTCTATTGTGAGTATAGTACCCAAGAGATCAGTTACCGTTTCCTATCTACTTATTTAAGAGGCTACGTGACCATATTTCTATGATCCTCGCATGTGGGTAGGGGGTACTACCTCTAAACTAAACAACGAAGATCCGACAATAGGTGAGGGGGGTGTAAGCCCCAACCACTATCTTGTTATCTGATAACTGTCCATCACTTTTGTTATTTGTGGGCTATGTGCACTGGGGTTCACCCTGGTGATCGTGCAGCGGTTAGGAATTATTTATCATGTGGTACGTAACAAGCGTCGCAGTCTTCGGTTTATACCGTGCTGTACGTGACTTATGTCGCCATCTCTGATTGGATAATCCCAAGACTGAAGCACCTGCACCAGATGTGAGCTCTTGCACAAGTTTTGTGTTTACCCTTTGTCACCCTCTTAAAACCGAAGGAACCAGACAAGATCATTGGTTTGAACACAGTTCTCTCCTTTGACCGACCTCTGAACCAAGGTGGTACACCTCTTCCTTTACCAAGGAAGGTAACTATTAAGATGGACTATAGGTGATCTATTTCAATTCCTATTTAGTATATCCTTTCGTTATCCATTCGTATTAAGAATGGAGCAAAGCACCTGGAGGGTTTCACCCCCTATAGCTTAGCTCTATCACTATTCCCCTTCACAGGGGAATAGTTGCAAAAACCACGGGACGCTCCGGCGCCTTGATAAGTTGGTCTGTTGGGATTAAAAGTCCCTCAACTACAGTTATCTAAGCTAAAGCACCGTTGGATTGCAGAGTGTGAACCACCTAAGCGTGGCGTATACATAGAATCTCAAGGAAGAATTGGTGCCCTATTTCAGGTCCAGTTCCCTTCCCCTATTCTCCTATACGTCCCCTTACGGATCACTCTTTGCAACTCTACCAGAAATATTTCTGATAGTGCGTGTTTTCAACCACGCAATGGGACAAACCCATGCAAAAAATGATATCTTATTGGAAAAAGCGAAAGCTCCCGCCAATAAGATTAGGCTCCTC